TAGGAATTCTCCAGACACATTACCTATTGATTGTTTAGACCTATTAACCCTGAGTGTTGATTTCTCTACCCCTGAGATGGCCTCACTCAGGGGACCGTGAGGTCCCCACATTATTACATCGTCACCCGCATGATATGCACCTAATAGTTTGTAAGAATCGCCCATAACCACTCTGCAGTACGCTGCGTTCAGGACAGTGTTGACAAAAGTGGTAGCCCGATGTCCTGAAGGGAGTGTGCCTACCATCTTCCTTGTTTCTAGCTTGCCGCTTTTGTCAGACACCCATCTTACCATCATGTTGTCCCAGCTCTTGATAGCCCATTCCCTGATATCAGACGGTGCACCACGTGTCGCCTCCTCGGTTACCATTTTCATTGCCTCTAGTGTATGTTGTGAGTTGTAATCATCAAAGTCCAACATATAGTAGAACGGTCCTTTTCCTGCCAGCTCCGGGTAAAGCGAGCTTTGTAAGTTCATCCCAGGATTCAACAGAGCAGACTTGTCACGCCAGATAGCCTCGATAGGTCTCAAGAGGTAATCGAACGTGTAGTAACTCCTCGTATCACAACCGTAGATCGCTCTTGTTTTTCCATTCTCTAGCTTCCACGATAATCCCGCCCATACACTTGGCTCACCGCTCGCAACTATATTCTCTTTGACACTCTCAGCAAATTCACGACGTGTGGGCTGGTCGGGAAGGTCTAATCTCTTACCAAACATTACATCTTCGATATGACGTGTGTGGGAACCACTCTTGGTATACATCCATCTCCTCGACCAGTAGTCATCTTGATCCATCCACTGGGGTACAGCCGCAAGTTCTTCTGCCAGAACTTCACGGATGGCTTTCCGTAAAGCATCATTGTCCATTACAGCTGCCTTTTCTTCCATAAAACGGCTATAACTAATCCTTGGACCAACATCTTCGTCAGCTAGGCCTGGCATTGCACCTCTTCCAATTAAAGTGGCTAATTCGCAAATCATAGCACCTTCTTTACTGCTGTTTAAGCCTAAAGCTTTTACAGCTGTAGATAATTCCTTAATCATTGGGATGTCGCCGCAGCAAGCTAAGATCCTTGAAGCTAATGACTTGTTAACTCTATGGGATATAGCATACCACATGACCCAACCACTAAATTGATCATTAGACATCCCATAACAGCCAGTCACTGCGTGAGCCAGATCAGACCAACAATCTGAAAAGTATTTCTTCACCGATTTCAACAGATCGCACAGCTTAATATTAATCTTAGTCTTTGCAGCTCTGTTAGTCTTAGCTGGGGCAATAAGTAAGTCCGGAACCACCCCGCATGCCATCATGTCTAGTATAACCAAACTCTTAGCTGATGGTGATTTGGTTCTCGCTAATAATTCAATAATGGTACCTGTATTAAGTTGGTCCGCTGGTACCGCTGAGAATATTTCACAACCAGCCACACTAGGTAGCCCGCTCATTTGTTTCCTCAACTCTTTGATGGTAGCCTTAGTTCCGTTGAACAATTTTTCTTTCACATGTTCTATGCATGTAGAGAAAGCCTTCTCCAAGGAAGCAGATGCTGCTAGATCCACCCTACCGTCCTTATGAACCGAAGATAAAGGACTACCTTCGGATTCACAGTCTACATACCCGCTCCCTATATAACTCCCCTCAGCACCGTCAGTCTGCTTAGGAGCGAGGTCAACCACACCGGGGGCGTACCGAGTAGAAGGAATCATTACACTCTTGCCACTCCGCTTAGTCTTCCTGCCCTTCTTACTAATCCTATTACGTAGCACTCTACTGCCGCTAACACTCACACTTCTTTCGAGTATTGGGGCACGTGCAAGCTCAGAGCTACCCTTGTCCTGCGCCTCATTGATGATCCCGGCGTAGTCACGTCCCCCCTTGAACATCCTAGCTTCTTTCGAACTGTTCCCCAGCTTTCCAGTTCCCCTGACATTCTGCTGTATATCGAATTTTTTCATAATACACTCCTTAGACGCATGGTCCTTAGAGCCTTGAGAAGAACAGTCCCCAGTTTTTCTCTCCCCACTCCCGAGTTTTTCTACTTCCCCACAACCGTCGTAGACCCCGGTGTACAGATCAACTAAAACATTAATATCTACGTCCGGCACTTGTACCGGAGTTATATAACAATATAAACCAGTGAGGATGGCTCCAATCATCCCACTAGTCTGACGAGCTACACGAACACAAACGACCGCTTCAAACACATCACTGCACTTGTGAGAGAAACGATTGACCACGGAAGGACTGAGAGTCTTAACAACTCTCGCCTCCCACGGCGTCCTCGGTTTCCAACTCTGCATCAGGTACACGGATGCGCCGTCCAGTCTGGGGATCAGCCTCAATTTGGGTGTCCGGTCCAGTGACTGGTTCAGGGGCGCGTTCGTCCACTGGTTCTTCGCCGTGGTAACCGCGGTCAATGTCTGGGTTCTCTAGTAGCTCGTCATCGCTGTTGTACTCTACTTCCTCTCCTTCAGCCTCGTTCACGGGTTCCATGGCCGGCGCAATCATGGTAGGTTGTGATAAGGGAGGGAGAGAAAAACCGTGAGGTAGAGCAGAGAGGTCAAGTACATGTTTTGGAGCGTACTTTCCTCTATTTGTGAGCCAACGTAAATTCGACTCGGAGATATGTCTGCAGCTTCGATATTCTGTATCGCCAGTACGACGACTCTTTACTTGGATAGGGCCGGTGAAGCTGCTCACCTTGCCCGTCTTCCAGTCCTGTAGAGTAGGTTCAGCGTACGAACCTCTGTAATAAAACACCATTGACTGAGGATAAGAAGTTATACCCTCAGCAGGTGAGGCTACAGGATTGTGGGGGGTGATCCATCTGCGCATAGCCACGTTAGTTACGTTAGGTGCAACAAACACAGCCTGCGTAGTTGTAGTCCCTAGGCGGTTGTCCGCGATTACTTCCATCAAACTAAGCCCGTTCTCGTCCCTGTAACGTTGAGAAAGTATGTATTGGAAGCCTTCGCTACGAGGCCGGGCTAGGTCAGATTTTAAGTACATGGCATTGCCCACCGGTACACGACCATGCACCTCAACGTATCCAGCGGACTCCTGGACGATATCACCTGAAAACAAAGGCAAATCAATACGGCCCCCTTGAACACAAACGTTCTGATAATTCCTCTCCTTAACTGTGAGTGGTCCTGGTTCTACCCAATAAAATGGCTGGATTACAGGAAAATCCAAGTGACGGTTTTCAGCGTCAGCTATAAAGAAAGGATTGTGAGAGGAATCATCACCTACCACAGATGGGTGTAAGTCGTAGTCTTCACAAACTTGAGACCTGAACCTGGCCATCAAAGAATAGAAAGCAGGACGTAGCCCAGGAAAACATGATGGACGTGATCCATAAACATCACGAACCAATAAAGTAGTTTCCTTACCTCCTGGATCGCTAGTCACTAAAGTACCCACGAACTCAAGAAAGAGTCCTATACCTACCTGAGACAAGTAACTAGAACCAAGATCAAGAGTCGGAGAGATCCCAAAGTAGGAAGCCACACCGACTGGCAGGACACCAACAGCCGTAGGATACTCGCAAGTCCTGACGGCTTCACGCAAAAATCCTCCTTCATCTGTATGAGAATTAAGCGTGATCACGCTAACCATACCACTGAAAAAAGCTTCAGTATGAGCTCCCGCACAAGAACAAGACTGTGCTGCATTGACAATGTTTGCAAAGACTTTAAGTGCAAACACGCCAAGCTGGGCACCTTGCAAAGCCGTGTGACTGCGGGGAGGAATAATATCACTCATCAAAGTAACCGATTTACAACCAGCTAAGGCGGCAAAACGGGCTAGAGTAGCGAATTCACTGGAGGTGTTCGCTAAACCAGCGGCGATAGTGAGATTAGTAACAGTGGGAACCTTCCACGTAGGTGAAATGGTACTAACTGATACAACTGGTGGACCATAATAGAAATCCTCAAAACAACTAGTCGTAGCTACTGCAGCACCGCAAACATATGCTAGCGACCGAAGGTCGAAAGCACTGTCTCCAATGGATGCAACAGCGAAAGACTGGCGTATCTTCAAGGCCTCGATCAGACTACGAAGCTCCTCGGAGCTCTGGTAGCCGATAGGGGCAGCAGATCTATCAATGGTCAGAAAGGGCAAAGGTGAATCCGGTTTCTTCAGACTGACATCAAGTACATACTCGATGTCAGCCTTACCAGTTACGGCATCTCCGCCAAATGTAGTGTAAACACTATGGGGTGCACTCAACACAACGCGCTTAGTCGAAGGGTCACCGGTTTTCAAAAACCAGGACTTCTTCGAGAAAGAAGCGTACGTTGGCACGAAGGACACAAGGGACATTTTTATAAACTTTAACTTCTGAAAGACAACCGGTTAAAAGATTATCGGGACGATGCTAGTTTTATTGTGAAACTCTTTAGGCTCAGCGGCTAGCCAACTAAGGGTCTAGTGATCCACTGAAGTCCACCTGGGTAGAGGCAACCAACCCAGACCTCCTGTGACGGGAAATACCCCTACTTTATTTTGGTTCATGTCACCGTCTTTCAGAAGTTCGGCGCCCTTGCAAGCGAAACTCTAATAAGAGTACGGTCCTTACCGTTTTAGCGAAAGAAACAGAACTAGTTATAAGGTGCATAGTAG